CTGACGCGCGCGCAGGGATGGTCAAGGCGCAGAAGGATGCCGACAGCCAGCTTGAAGTGTTGGCCGCCAATGAGGCCGGGCGCCTTGCCAAGCAGGAGCGCGCGATCAGCACCTACATCCAGGCGCTGGGGCAGCAACAGCGGGCACTTGAATTGGCTGGCCAGCGCGCAGTACTCGGCGTGGGCCAGGGTGATCGCCAAAACGCGCTCAGCGGCGAGCTGAACAGCCAGCAAGATCGGTTTGCTCAGCAGTCCCTAGAGTTGGCCAACCAGAAGTCCGACCCGTCGCGGAATATGTCGGAGGAGGAGTTCAAGCGTAAATCCCAGGCGCTCGCCGATGCGAATAAGGCGGCGACCGACCAAATCCGGCAGAACTACGCGGATGTGGAAGCTGCCCAGGGTGATTGGACGAAGGGCGCGACGGCTGCTTGGGATAACTACCTGGATTCGGCGCGGAACATCGCCGGCCAGACGAAAAGCCTGTTCGGCAATGCATTCAGTTCCATGGAGGATTCGCTGGTCAACTTCGCCGTTACAGGCAAGGCGTCGTTTGCAGACTTCACCAAGTCGATTTTGGCGGACATGGCGCGCATTGCGACACGTCAGGCCAGTTCCGCTTTGCTGGGCAGCCTGGTAGGGGCGGCGGCGAGTTACTTCGGCGGCAGTGCCGCCGGCGGCAACGGGCTGGCCGCCGGATCTGCCGGCGCTGCATCTTCCAATCTTGGAGCTTCAGCGGGGGGCTACTCGGGCAGCTACTTCCCGCAAGCCATGGGCGGCGCCTGGTCGGGCGGAGTGCAGATGTTCGCCGACGGCGGCGCATTCACGAACTCCGTCGTCAGCAAGCCTACGGCTTTCGGTATGGCCAACGGCAAGACCGGCGTCATGGGTGAGGCAGGGGAAGAGGCGATCATGCCGCTGACCCGAACGTCCAGCGGCAAGCTCGGCGTTATGGCCATGGGCGGCGGGTCCGGCGGAACGCAGATCAATGTCGAGGTGCATATCGACGGTGAAGGCAACGCATCGTCTACCTCTGATGCGCCTGGTTATGACCTGTTCGGCAAGGAGCTGGCGACGTTCGTTGAGCAGAAGTATCAGGAACTGCGCAGCAGGGACATGCGCCAGGGCGGCGTCATCAACAACGCAATCAAGGGGCGATGATGGCTATCGAACGATTCACCTGGGCAACGGAAAAGGGCGCGGAGGGTGATGTGACCCAGCGCGTCCGGACCAAGCAGTTCGGCGATGGGTACGAGCAGTCGGTCGAAGATGGCCTCAATAACCAGTCCCAATCCTGGCCGCTCACATTCACCGGCGCCAAGGCTCGTGTTCTGGAAATCAAGGCGTTCCTCGATCGGCACAAGGGCGCCAAGGGATTTCTATGGGAGCCGCCCCTGGGCGAGCTTGGCCTCTACAAATGCAACGGCTACAAGCCGGTTCACCGCGGTGGCCAGGTCTACGCCATCACCGCCACCTTCAAGCAAACCTTTCATCCCTGAGGCCTATCCATGGCACTGATCACGGACATCCAGAAGCTGGAGCCCGGTGGCGAGATTCGCCTGTTTGAAATTGACGGGACTGAGTACGGCGCGGATTACCTGCGCTTCCACGGGCATGCCATTCCGCACACACCTGAAGAGTTGCTGGCCTACGAGCATTCGGAAGAGGATCTGCCTGCGAAGTCGATCTGGTGGCGGGGAGAGGAGTACGCGGCCTGGCCGGTACAGATTGAGGGGATTTCCTCGAGTAGCGACGGCACAGCCTCACGGCCGACATTCGCTGCCGGCAACGTCAACGGCAGAATCACGGCGCTGTGCCTGGCCTTCGAGGACATGCTCAAGTTCAAGCTGACGGTTCGCGAGACCCTGGCCCAGTATCTGGACGCAGCCAACTTTCCCGACGGCAACCCGACTGCAGACCCGACCCAGGAAGCGTTGGAGATCTGGTACATCGACCAGAAAACCAGCGAGGACGGCGAGGCGGTGGTCTGGGAGCTGTCTTCCCCGGGTGAGATCGACAACCACGGGCTGCCCGGCCGGCAGATGACGACGTTTTGCCACTGGAGCATGACAAACGGCTACCGCGGGCCTGACTGTGGCTACACCGGTGCGGCCATGTTCGATGACGAGGACAACCCCACGGATGACCCCGCCAAGGATCAGTGCAAGGGCTGTCTGTCGTCGTGCAAGTTGCGCTTCGGCGAGAGCAACGAGCTCAGTTTCGGTGGGTTTCCCGCTGTGAGCTTGGTCTCAAGGAGCTGATCATGCGAAAACACATCATCATCGCGATCCAGGCGCACGCGGCAACGGAGTATCCCCGCGAGTGCTGCGGGCTGTTGTTGGTCATAGGGCGCACGCAGAAGTACTTCCCATGCCGGAACATCGCCACGGAGCCGAACGAAGAGTTTCGGCTCGATCCCGAGGATTACGCTGCGGCGGAAGATTTGGGGGAAGTGATTGGCATTGTCCACTCGCATCCGGACGCCACCAGCAGACCATCACCGCATGACCTAGCCATGTGCGAAGCCACAGAGCTGCCCTGGCACATTCTGAGCTGGCCTGAGGGCGACCTAAGGTCGATCACGCCAACGGGCAGCACGCCGCTGCTCAGGCGCCCGTTCGTACACGGCGCCTGGGACTGCTGGCAGGTCTGCGCTGACTGGTACCAGCGTGAATGGGGGCTTGAGTTCGAAGCCTTCCATCGCGTCGATGGGTGGTGGGAGAGTGCCGAGAACGCCAGCCTGTACGAGCAGCACTACGAGGCTGCCGGCTTTGTTCGCGTGGACCGGCCGCAGCGCGGTGATCTGATCGTCATGCACGTAGGGCGGACGGCTCACCCGAACCATGCCGGGATCTACCTGGGCACTGATCCAGCTCTACCAGGTGAAGAGTCAGGCACTTTTGGCCCCGGGCCTTTCCTACTGCACCACCTGTATGGCAGGCCTTCCGAAATCATAGTTTTTGGTGGCCCGTGGCATGACAGAACGCGCCTGATCCTCAGGCACAGATACGCAAAACAACCCACATGACGCGGTGAGTCCGCATGAGGAAAGTATGGAAAAGCCATTTGAGATAGAAGAGAACGGCAAGGCGCGTATTGTCGTAGCCGTGATTTGCGACGATTGGAGGGTGCTGATGGTCAAGCACCCTCAAACCGGTGTTTATTACGCAGCCGGCATTAAGCTCGGCCGGTAATCGATTGAGACAAGCTGTCTAAGTAGCTATCGTGCAGCCCTTTATCGATGCCCTCGAACCTTTCGGCCTTCAGATTTTGAAGATCTTGGGAAATTACGTTCGCTATTGCATCGTTGCCAAATGCAAGTCGACGCCCGAGAACTGCTGCCGCATTCATGTTGAAAACAATTGCAGTCTTGAGTGCTAGCTCTAATTCTTCTAGGCGTTGATCGACTGTTTTCTGATTACTCACATTGACCTCCAGGTCATAAACGCGCCGAAATTGGCGCTATCCCAGTCCTTGGGCTTGCAGGCGAAGGGCTGGGGAATCCTTGCGTGTGGCAGGAGGCTACTACTGAGGGAAGGATTGGCGTTACTGGCATTCCATACACGCTGGATGCCCGGACAGGTCCGGGTTACAGTCGCCACTTTCAGGACGAGGATCGATCATGCGGATTTTGATAGCGGTGGTAGCGGTGGCGATGCTGGCGGGGTGTGTCTCGCCTGGCGAACTTGAGTCGAAAGCGCCGAGCATTTCAGCAAGTACCGGAAAAGACCCGAAGCGGTATGCGTTGTGCGTTTTTCCGCGCTGGCAGGATGCACGTAGCGACGTGACGATGTCCGAGACAGAGTATGGCTATCGCCTGATCGCGGCCAGCAGCAATATGACCGACGAATTGCTGAGTATCCGAAAGACCGCCAAGGGCAGTGAGGTCAAGCTTTATCAGCGCCTGGCCTGGGGGCCGGGATGGGGCAGGGGCGACATGGAAAAGGCGGTTAAAAGCTGCCTGTAAGAGAACCAAAGACAAGCCGCCTCCGGGCGGTTTTTTATTATCTGGAGAAAACCCGTGTCAGCACTCGCGATCAACTATCAGCCCATGACTACCATACTGCTCTACGGCAAGCTCCGGCAGTTCGGAAGGTCGTTCCGACTATCCGTGCGATCACCAGCAGAGGCAATAAAGGCCCTGTGTGTACAGATTCCAGGATTGGAAAGGTTTATCTCAAACGCTAAGTCGCGCGGCATCGAGTTTGCCGTTTTTCGCGGATCGAAAAACATTGGCGCTAAAGAGCTGGATTACGCAGGGACGGAAGTAATTCGTATCGCCCCAATTATTACTGGCAGCAAGAGAGCTGGCCTTCTTCAAACGATTGTCGGCGTGATCTTGATTGCCGTTTCTTTCATCCCAGGTTTTCAAGCTCTTGCTGCTCCGGGCATTGCACTCGCTGCCGGCGGCGTGATCCAAATGCTCAGCCCTCAAGCCAGCGGCCTCAAGACCAGCGCCGCACCAGAGAATACCCCGGGCTATGCCTTCGGTAGCGCCAAGAACACCACTGCATCGGGTAACCCGGTACCGCTCTGCTACGGAAAGCGCCGGGTTGGCGGCGCGATCATCAGTGCCGCGATCTACGCCGAAGATCAGATGTAGCGACCACCTGAAGCACCGCAGCCGCCCATGAGGCGGTTTTTTATTGCCTGGAGGAAAGCATGGGCGCAGCTCGAAAAATCGACATCAATGGTGCCAAGGGCGGCGAAGAGAAACCAAAAACGCCAACGGAAGCCCCCGACAGCCTGCGCTCGGTCGCTATCGCCAAGATGCTGATCGCCATTGGGGAGGGTGAGTTCGAAGGCACGCCCACCGCGCGCGACATCTACCTCGACAACACCCCGCTGCAAGACCCTCAGGGCAACATGAACTTCCCGAACGTGAAGTGGGAGTGGCGCACCGGGGCGGTGGATCAGACCTATATCCAGGGCATCCCCTCGATCGAGAACGAAACCACCATCAGTACCGAACTGCGCAGCGGCACACCGTGGGTTCGAGCGATCACCAATACCCAGCTTTCGGCCGTGCGCGTGCGTTTTGCCTGGCCGGCGCTCCAGTCTGTGGATGCCAGCGGCAACATTAACGGTTACCGGATCGAGTACAAAGTTGAGCTGGCCACCGACGGCGGCGCCTACCAGCAGGTGCTTAGCGAAGCGGTCGACGGCAAGACCACCAGCCTTTATGAGCGCACCCGCCGTATCGATTTGCCCAGGGCTGCCACCGGCTGGCTGATGCGTATCACCCGGGTGACCATCAACCAGAACAACAACAAAATTTCCGACACGATGCAGATCGCCGGCTTCACTGAGGTGATCGACGCCAAGATTCGCTATCCGAACACCGCGCTGCTCTACATCGAATTTTCGGCTGAGCAGTTCCGCAGCATTCCGGCCGTGACGGTCGAGACCAAGCTGAAGAAGATGCAGGTGCCGAGCAACTACGACCCCTTGGCACGTTCTTACACCGGGATCTGGGACGGCACCTTCAAACAGGCCTGGACTGACAACGCTGTTTGGATGACCTACGACATCACCACGGCCGACCGCTTCGGCCTGGGCCGCCGCATCAAACCGTGGATGGTGGACAAGTGGGAGCTCTACCGCATCTCGCAGTATTGCGACCAACTGGTGCCGGACGGGAAGGGCGGCCAGGAGCCGCGCTTTATCTGCAACCTGAACCTGCAGAGCAAGGCTGATGCCTGGTCGCTGCTACGCGACATCTCGGCGATCTACCGGGGCATGACCTACTGGGCCCAGGGCCAGGTCTTCACTCTGTCGGACATGCCGCGCGCCACTGATTTCGACTTTGCCTACACCCGGGCGAATGTGATCGACGGCAAGTTCACCTACTCGAGCGCGTCGGAGCGCACCCGGTACAGCCGCGCCCTGATCAGCTACGACAACCCGGCGAACAACTACGACACCGACGTCACTGCCGTCACGGATGCCAAGCTTCAGCGCCGCTACGGCGACAACCCGGTGGAAATCAGCGCCATCGGCTGCACCCGAGAATCCGAGGCGCAGCGCCGCGGCAAGTGGGCGCTGCTCACCAACTCCAAGGACCGGGCCGTTACCTTCAAGGTCGGCCTCGACGGGCGTATCCCGCTGCCTGGCTACGTGATCCCGATCGCCGACGAACTCCTGGCCGGTCGACCGGTGGGCGGGCGTATCTCGGCGGTGAACGGCAAGGTCATCACACTGGACCGTGATACCCAGGCCAAGCCCGGCGACCGGCTGATCCTCAACCTGCCCGACGGCAAGTGCGAGGG